CTGATCCTACTTTATTCTCAAATAATGAGGAATCATCTATGACCGCAAAAGTGGTTTTTGATGGCGCCGAGTTTGAAGTGAGCGAGAGCGTTGCTCTGGCGATCACTAAAGAACGCGAAGACGCCAAGATGTCCTACGAGGACATGAAGAAAAAGTACGATGCCATGATGTCTGAAGCTTCCAAAATGAAGGAAGAAATGGACGCCATGGAGAAGGAAATGAAGGGCAAAATGGACGCTGCCGAAGGCCGCGCTGATGCCCTGGAGCAAGAACTGGAAGCCGCCAAGGCTGATCTGGAAGCTGCCAAGCAAGTGAATGTTGATTCGCTTGTGGAAGAGCGCATTGCTCTGATTGATAAAGCTCGCACTAATCTTGATTCTGCTTTTGATTTTGCCGGCAAGAGTGCTCGTGAAATCATGGAAGCTTCTATCAAGGCTGTGCGTGGCGATGCACTGGATCTGTCGGAGCGTTCTGACGATTACGTGCAAGCAATGTTCGACACTCTGGCTGAGACTGCCGTTCGCGGCGATTCCATTGCCACTGACGAACTGCGTAAAGCCGTTGCCTCTCTGGCAACTCCCGTTGCTGCACCGTCTTCCTATATGGAGCGTCTGCAGAACGCTTGGAAATCCCCTCTCTCTGTAACCAAGGAGCGCTGATCCATGGCCGTTACCTTTACCACTTCGGGGACTGCTTCTGCTGGTGGCGTGCAACAGACTTATGCTCTGGAGCATGACGCACTGCTGGAAGGTCAGCTCTCTGATATTCGTGACAACACGATTGGCACCTATGTGAACGAAACCAACGCAGTAATCGCGTTTGGTAATATCGTCACCTACGCCTCTGGCGGCACCGTTGCCAATTCCGCTAAAACTATTGCTGCTACTGGCGAAACCGTTCTCGGTATTAACGTCCTCACCTATGTGGATGAAAAAGCCGAAGATTCGGATGGTCGTCCTGGCGTGAAGGACGAGCAAGTCCTGAACGTCGCTAACGAAGGCGCTGTTGCCGTCTATGTGACTGGCGCTGTCACTCCTGCTTCGCCTGTCCGCGTGCTGTATTCGGCTAGCGGCACTGGCAAGGCTGGTCAATTCAGCCATGCCTTCGCTTCCGGCAAGACCGTTCGCCTGTCGAATGCTCGTTTCCTTACCTCGACCACTACCAGCGGCATTGCCATCCTGGAGCTGAACGGTCCGAGCTTCACCCTCTCTGCTGATTCCTGATAGGAGGCATCACGATGACTGATTTTCGTATGGATGAAGCTGGTCTGTTTCTTGAGCGCCAGCTTGAATTTATCCGCCCTCAAGTTTTCGAGGTGCAGTATGCGGATATTAAATATCCGACCATTCTGCCTGTAACCAGCGAAGCTGGTCCTGGCGCCCAGACCTTCACCTATCGGATCATGGATTCGACTGGTGAATTCCGTCTGATTGCCGACGCTGCTGATGATCTGCCGCGTGCCGACATCAGCCAGACCGAGAAGAGCATCAATATTCGCTCCTTCGGTGGTTCGTTCGGCTACACCGTGCAGGAACTGCGTGCTGCTCAAATGGCAAATATTGCCCTTGAGCAACGTCGCGCTGCTGCTGTGCGTCGTGCTTATGAAGAGAAAGTGGAAGAAGTGGCCATGTTTGGCGAATCTTCCGTTGGCCTGTCTGGCTTCTTCAATAACAGCACCGTCGATGTGATTGCTGCTGATAAGTGGTTTACCAACAGCGGCACCACTGCTCAGGAAATGCTGGAACTGCTGAACTATGGCGTGACTGCCATTGTGAATGCCTCCAAAATGAAGGAGCAGCCTGACACCATCCTGCTGGCTTATGAAGATTTCCGCGTGATCTCCACCACTCGGAACTCTGATAGCTCGGATGTGACCGTGCTGGAATATTTCCTGCGCACCAATCCCTACATCACCTCCATCGAGCCCATTAATCAGCTTGATGCTGATAACAGTGTGCTGAACACTAATCGCATGGTGGTGTACAAGCGTGATCCCGGCAAGGTGCAACTGCACATTCCTCAGCCCCTCGAACTCTTCCCGCCCCAACAGCGTGGTCTGGAGTTCATTGTTCCTGCTCATGCTCGCGTGGGTGGCGTGGCCATCTACTATCCCAAGAGCGTGATTTACGTGCAGGCTTCGGCCTGAGGATGGAAAAAGCTTGGGGCGTTAAGCTTATTTGGCAGTTCCTAAAGAACAAAATGCTAATTTCTTATCGCCCTGAGCTTGAAAATCCGCCTCGTGAAGGTGGGTTTGGCATCATCACTGACGTTGGCATGATTCAACTCAGTCCCGGCGTTAATACTGATGTGCCAGATAGCAAATGGGAAGTGGCCAAGAACAATGGCGTGGTGAAACGGCTGATGAGCCTTGGAGCTATTGAGGAAGTTAAAGCTCCCGCAACGGTGCAAGACATTCCTCATAATCTTGAAACTCTTACCAGCCTGCCCCTGACTGAAGCTCTTCGCATCATTGACGTGATGTACAAAGAGGATCAACTGAACGACTGGAAGAAAGTCGAAGGTCGTGTGAGGGTTCGGAGCGCCATTAACAAGCGTCTTGAGGCTATTCGCATTGGGAAAGTCTGATTATGACTGTCACCTACGCCAATTTCCTTGAGCGCTTCCCTGAGTTTATTCCCCACCCATCGGGCATTGTTAATGGGGCTATTGCAGAAGCAACGTATGATGCTTCGCCTGATGTTTTCGGAGATCAAACTGATCGCGCTGTGAAGCATCTTGCCGCCCACATTATCGCCATTCAACTTGCGCAAATGGGCATTCAAATTGGTGCCACCGATGGCAAGGTGTATGGTAAAGGGCTTGAGGCTACGCAATATGGCCAAGAGTTCAAACGCATGCTTGAAACCGTCGCAGGTTCTTCTTCCATTGGCTTCGTTGTATGACTAACGGCCTGTCGCCACTTGCTAATGCAACACTTGTATGGCAAGTGGCTTCTGGCTATGTAGTTGATAGCGAAACAGGAAACTACACTGCTGTTTCTACTGGCGTCACTTATTACGCCACATTGAAGCAAAAGCAAAATCCACGGTTTGATTATCTGCTTGGAGCTGATAATACTGCCGTGTATATGGAGGGAAGGTTAACTAATCCTCTTGCACTTTCTGGAATTACTCCTGGAAGTTCTGCTAGTGCAATCATCAATGGAAGGGAAGGACGGTTTGAGCTGTTGCCTAACGAGCAGCTAGTAGAACATTATTGGCAATTCCTCGGCGCTCCAATCCGTGGAATTTTTAGACTTGTTGGCAAGGGAAGCGTACAGAACGTCTGACGCTTAAACACTTTCTCTCCATTGAGGATTTTCAAATGCTCTATCATCCCACCGAGCTAGTGAAGAGCCAGGACGTTATTGTGCGCGTCGGCTCCATCGCTGGCACCACCCGTCCTGTGATCACCCAGAGTGGCGCTACGTTCACCGTGACTGGTGCGCCTACGCTCTACACCCTCCAAGCCGCTACGACGGCTTCTGTGGCCTTCAACGATGGCAATCAGGAGTTCTATCTACTTGGCGGTGGCGGCTTTGCTGATAGCGTGATCGTTACCAGTCAGGCTACTGCCTCCATTACTTCTTATTTCCAGAAGGATGTTGATGGTACCACTTTCCTGCCGAATAGCTTTGATGAAGCGTTTCAGGTAATCACCGCTAGCCGTTACGACAAAACTGCTGAAGTTTACGTTGAAATCAACAAACAACTTGGTTCCAGTGGTACAACTTTCTTCTATGATCGAGTGGCTTATGTTGCTGCTGTGATGAATTACAACGAGAGCTATCCTGCTGATAATCTTGTTGAATGCACTTTTGATCTTGTCAGCCGTGGTCGCATTGGTATTCACCAATCTGCCACTAGCAGCGGCAGTATCATTCCGATTGCTCCCAATAGCTGATATTCTCTCCATTGATTTGCTAGCCTCTCCTTACGGGGAGGCTTTTTATTGTGAATATTACTCAGCTACGAGATGCGATTACGACTCTTTTGAGCGCAAGTCCAAATTTGATTGGCACATATACACTGCCTAACAACACAAGTATTCCGGCTATTTACGTTTCGGGAAGGCAAGGAGTACCTTCTGAATGGAAAGTCGATGGATTAGAGGTTGTAATACAAGAATTTCCACGTCTCAATCCCATTGCCGGAGTGGGCACTTTTAGTCAGAGGAAAGAATGGACCGTCATAATGGTAGACTATCGTCCTCCATCGAATAAACTGCATATAGCCGCTGAGCGAATGAGTAAGCGATTTCCAGACGCAAGATTTTCTTTTTCGCCAGAGACAGATATTGCTTATGGTCAATACAGGATTGTCATTCCAGACCTTGAAATTGGACGACTCATTCAGTGAAAAAACAGAAATGCATCAAAAGCGTCTGCCAAAAGGTTTGGTTATTCGACGTTGAGATTAACGAAGATGGATTAAAAGCTGGATTGGCATGCTACCTGGCTGGATGCGATTCAAGTGTCGAGATTGAGATGGATGGTAAGAATGCTCGAATTGGTGTTTCGCCCAAAGCAGTTTCTAGTCAAATTCCTTTGCGAGTTTTAAACGCTAGACTTCCCCTGCTTGTAAAGAGCAACTCATGAGTAAATATTCTGATTTCTTCCTGCTGAGTAATGCGGAATACGTCAATATTGGCGAAAGGCTTCGCTTGCGTCGTTATGGAAGTTGGCTGACCGAAGAAGCTTGGTGCAGGGAAGAGCAAAACAAAAAGCGTGCTCAAT